TAACTCACAATTAGGCCCATCGCAACTGATACTTTTCTTCGAAGTCTGTGCGATTTATGACTCCGTCTAAACTCATTAACTGCCCGATGATTGCTGTAGTAGCATTCCAAAATGCAGTAAATGAGTCATTTTTATGTACATGATCAGGTGCCCCTGTTTTCGAATCTTTATAAGATAACGAAGACCTTAATTGTTGAAATTTTCTTGCCCAGTCTCCAACACTTTCACAAACAAAATCTAAATCATCAGGAAATCTTTGATTTTGTGAATATGGACATCTCGAAAACATTCCATTTAATCTCGCCAAAGCCTGTGATCTTTGTTCTGTTATTGAGAAATTAATGGTTCTAATGTAATTCATGTTTGTCATTAATTCATCAACAGTATACCATTGTGCATGCATCAAAATCTTGACAGATCTCTGTCTATTCCAATCTTGATACCTTGGTTGATCATCCATGATTAAATTATTATTATTATCTTCGTTATTATTATTATTATTATTATTATTATCTTGATTATCACCACTATTATCACTAGTATCCCCTTCTTGATCCAATTCCATATCACTAGACGTACTCGTTTCTTCCCTAAACAATTTATTCAAGAAATTCGGTGACGGTTCTTTATTGTCGTAACTCCTTTTACTCCTTCTACAACCTTCTGGTGTTATATATGACATCTCTATCTTTATTATTATTTACACTATTATTTAGACGTGAGTTGTCTTTAGAAACATCAGATTGCAATTGTTAAACCCTTAATTTCCTATAATTCCTTTAAAATTAAATTATCACCATCATAAATTGGTATATTATCTCTTTCTTCCTGATATTTGAATTGTTCATTAAATTGATTTTCATTAATATGGGACCAACTTTGAATAGATGCATAACAAATTTGCATTTCTGCAAAAGAACATCTATATAAATTGGCATTACAAGCAACTACTTGAACACTACCATAATATTCAATTAATGAAACAAAGTCTCTTAAAGATTTTTGATATTCGCAGAAATGTTCATAATCCTTAAATCTATGTCCAGCGATTTTATTCATCTTCCTATATATCGATGGAAATACATATTCATTCATAACCACCAAACCACAAAATTCAGAACCTTGTTGAATTGAAACCCTTAATTTCAATGGACATGCAGCATGAATTACAGCAAGTCTTTCTTCATTAATCTTCAAATTAGCTTGTCTTTTATTAAAATCATCCCCTTTATAAATTATTCCAACGGGACC